TAAAAAACACATGGCTGCCGACGATCCCCCGAAACTGCATCTCAGCGGCCCATGAGGGGCTAACGTCGGTGGTATGGTAATGAGTGGCCCCATGCCCGATAATGTTGCCTGAGAGCGCGTCTCTGGCGATCTGCTGGGCTGCTGCCCATGCCTCCGGGTCGGTCGGCGTGTCGCTCTTGCCATCGCACCAGAAACTAAACTGGCAGTCGTAAGCCCCCGGGCCGCGATCCTCCTGCATGACGCCGCAGATCGTATTCGGCCATCGGTGGCTGTAGGTGCGAGTGAGCACGACCTCTGCAACGGCAAGCTGGCCTTCAATCGGCTCGCCCCGCGCTTCGTGGTAAACGGTCAGCGCGAGGCAGGTAGCAGCTTCAAGTATCATTGTTTCTCTCCTATTTCTGTTCTGCGAGGTACTTGTCCTGCAGATTTGTCATGCGCTCCAAGACACCGATAGGGTCAACCTTTTCCCAAAAATCGGCATCGGCGGCATAGGCGGCATCGGCGGCGGCATCGGCGGCGGCATAGGCGGCATCGGCGGCATCGGCGGCGGCATCGGCGGCACGGACGGCATAGGCGGCACGGACGGCATCGGCGGCATCGGCGGCGGCATCGGCGGCACGGACGGCATCGGCGGCGGCATCGGCGGCGTCGGCGGCGACACGGGCGGCTTCGTCGGTGCGCTCGCTGCACATCGCCCGCCATTCGTCGCCAAAGCCGTTTTCATCAGCTAGTGCCTGCGACTGAGGCAACACAGTGCCCCGCATCCAATCCATCAGGATTTTAAGCCGCTCTTGCTCCCTTTCGCGGCCTGTGCCGACTGCCGTTGGAAGCCACGACTTGTATCGCGCCGAGTTGCGCGTTTCGTCAGGCATGGCGTCTTGCAGGACAATCGTTGCACGGCCAATCACTTTGGACATGCAGTCTGGGATGTCGTCCGTCAGCTCGCCCGATATGACGAGATTGATGGCCGCAATGGAGCAGGCGCTTTCTTTGTTACCTATGCCTCTAGGCAAATGGTGCGTTTCAAGGTAGTGCTCCAGCTTGGAGCGGATTTCAGGGGTGTGGGTGGTCATAGCTGTTTCTCCCGACTTAGCATCTTGGCAAGGTCGTGGCCGTAATGGCTCGGCCAGAGGAAGCCTTCTCTAAGTCCCTCCATTTGCAAGTCCTCTAGTCAGATCATCACCGTCTTCCTCGTCATCGACGTCCCAGAGTTCGGGTCGTTCTGGTTCGAGGGCTTCTTTTTCGAGGACGGCTAGGACGTATGTTGTGTTGAGGAAGACTTTGACGTCATCTTCGAGCAGGATTTGCAGGATAGACAGCATTTGGTCCCAATCCCATTCGACGACGTCGTTATAGATAACGGTTGGGTTTGGGGCCTGTGCTGCTGGTGTGAATGTTACGCTAAGTTGCTTCATGGTTTTTCACCTCTCATCCACTTAAGGTCGGAAAGCAGCTTTGCTTTTTCAGCCTTGAGCTGTTCGACCAGTTTCGTGAGCCGTGCTATTTCGTTTCTTTGCTTTGCCATTTTGGCGTTGAGCAAATCGATCCGTTCGGCGCGTGTTTGTTTTTTGGGTTCGGGGGCCGCGGTTTCTGGTTTATCCAGCCTTTTTCTTTGTTCTTGCTCGGCTTTCAGCTTCATGAGCTTACCGATTTCTGCTTGTGTTGGGGGTCTTCCAAAAGTTTTAGTAAACGTATCGGTAAGATCGACCATTTATTCCTCGTCTTTGAAGGTTGCCCGTTTCATGGGTTTGGTTCGAAAGAAGCCCTTGTATTCCGGATGATCGTGCATGAACAGTCGAGCGTAGAGCGCGATGAAGTCGTTGCTGATTTTGTAGTCGTCTCCGGTGGTGACGATCATGGTCTCCCACCGGATACGATTGGCGATCAGCCATGCAGACAGTTTGCGGTGACCGCGGTTGATGGCTTCGAATGTGAAGCGTTTAAACAAGGCGTAGAACTCGGGATTCTTTTTATGCCATGCCCACCACCGCTGTTTCAGGTCGTCCTCAACCCGCATTGAAATACAAGGCGATTAGGCCAGCCAACAAGGCTGCTATAAAGGCTTGGGCCATATAACGTTTTGTCTTGGATGGCTCCTCGACAGGCTCGAAGTCGTATAGATCGGTCGCGCCTTCGGCAAAACGGGCGGCGTCATCTGGCTGCAAGGCTTCTTTGCCGAACAGAGCATTGGGCCCCGGTTCGAGTTCCGTGGCAAGCTCCTTTGCGGTAACGGGCGCATGTTTTAGCTTCTTGGTGCTTTCCTTCAAATCCTTGACGGGCTGCTTTACCCATTCGGGGTCGTTGCCTTTGAGCAACCAGCCCATGACTTCGCCGCGTTCCCAACGGTTTACCTTCTTTGGTCCGCGGGCCGCGGTCGACGGGACTTTCTTCGGTTTCGGGAATGTGCCGTTCTTGACGCGACGATAGACAGTGGGCTTCGATACTTTTGCAATCGCGCAGACTTCGTCGATAGTGATTAGGTCTTTCATAGGTGCCTCTTCATAGTTATAGCACTACGGAGTGTATGCGAACCTATGCGATCTTGTCAATGGATTTCATGGTGAGGTGGGTGGTTGGCTCTTTTATCAGCCACGTTGACGGACGCATTATGGATGCAAGCTGAGAGCATTTGCATCGCGGATTCTTTATCGGGTGATACTTCGAGCAGGTTGGCGATAAGTTCTGTTAAGGCTCCGCCGAGGGCGGGCCCGGTATACAGGCCCATCGCTGCGAAGTTTTCCAACATTTCGGCTGCGCATTCACATGCGCAGAAGAAGTCTTCTTTTGCTTGTTCGGCTTCTTCATCCGACAAGGATGCGTTGCCATGCCCGTTCGATTTCATTGACCTTCAACTTTTTCGCCTCTGGTTTCAACGTATCATCTTTTTTAATTGCCGTCAGGTGTTCCTTTATGACGCGGTTAATGACTGCTGTCGCTTCGCCCCAACGGATTTCGCTTACTCGCTTCTGGGTTTCCACGTATCCACCTCTGCATACCATTTGCCATTGCGGCTTTCACAAACCTGCACGTTGATCCATTCGTCAGTCTGGCCCGCGAGCCACGCTGCGAGTTCTTCACGCTTGATACTGATATTGCATTTGATCCAGTCGGGAGCGTTGTCCCGTGGTTTTTTGGCCAAGAAGCCGTCGACGAATTGTTTTTGGTTTTCCATTTTTCTCTCCTGAAACGAAATGCCCCCAGCCGGGGGCAACCGAACTGGGGGCGGGTCTCTTCTACGGAGTGCAGCCGAAGCCACAAGAGAGACTATACCCCCAGAGTATGCGATATGCAACACCTAATCGCATATGTCATCTGGGTATTCATCAACGTGCTTTTCTTTGTACCAATCGAATACAACGCGCAGTTGGCCACCGATTGTGCGGCCTTCGTGTTTCGACATTTCTTTAATTTCCTCGTAGACCTCTCTCGGCACGAGAATGCTTTTCCAGCGAGTTGTATCCATAAATCTTCTCCAGCTTACCCGGGCATGTGTAAGATATTATAGGAGAATATACGAGAAGGCAAGAAAAACCCCGCCGGAGCGGGGTCAGTTAGAGGTCGAGCAGTAGGGAGTCAGTTTGCTTCGCCCCATGAGGGACCAATTTCTACGTCACACTTGGAAGGCACTTCCAAGGGAACGGCTTCAGTCATGATCTTAGCGATTTCATGCGCTTCGTCAACGTTTTTGACGGACATGGCAATTTCATCGTGGATTTGGATCATCGGAAGACGGCCTGTCTGGTAGATGTCTACCATGGCTTTCTTTGTCATGTCGGCAGCGGATGCTTGGATCAAACGGTTCAAGGCTTTGTAAGTGAATGCCCGCTTCAGCCTCGCGGTTGGACCGTAGGCGTCTACGGCTTCTTTGTAAGGCAAGGCTTTGTTCATCTCGAACGTGTCTGGCTCCCACAGACCGAAGCGGCACTTGCGGCCAAGCAGCGAGCGCAGCGTACCTTGGGACGATTTCTCGTTCAGACGGTTGGTGACGCCATTCATCAAACCCTTAACGAACGGAACGCGCTCGTGGTATTGCATGATGATGCTCTTGGCTTCGTCGACGGAGATGTCGAGCTGTTCGGACAGCTTGTTCACGCCCATGCCATACATCATGCCAAGGTTGATGGTCTTTGCTTGCTTCCGCGGAATGTTAGCCATCTCGGCCACCATCGTATGGAAGTCGGTGTCTGGATTGTTGACGTAGGCTTCGACAAACTCCGCAGCGCCTTCGAGCGGCAATCCTCGCATTTTCCCGTATACATGCGCATAATGGGTCAAGATGCGTGGTTCCTGTTGCGAGAAGTCAATGGCAGCCCACTGCTCCCCTTCTTCTGGCAGGAACAAACTACGGATCATTGGACCCAGTTCGGGATCGCGGGCCGGGATTTGTTGCAGGTTGGGGTTGGACATTGAGAACCGCCCGCTGACCGTGCCCCCATCATCAGAACGGATTTGGTTGATATGAGCGTGTATTCTGCCGTCACTGCGGCAGTGTTTCATGATGGAATTGATGAAGGTGCCGGATGTCTTGTTCAGGTTCCTAGCCTCGACGACGAGCTTCGCGAGGGGGTGTTGATGCTCTTGGAGGAACAGCTTGGTGAACGACGGTGCGCCTTTTTCGGTCTTTGGATATGCGACGCCGACTTTGTCGAACGCTTTCGCGAGCGACTGAGCAGCCCAGATTTCGACATCGCCGCCAACGACGTTTTTGATTTGCTTCAGGACGTCCCTCTCTCGTTTGAGCAGACTATCCCGAGTTCGCTCTACCCTGTCGACGTCGACACGGACGCCTCGCATGGTCATGTCCACGAGACATGGGAGCAGATCAAGTTCGAGGTTTGCGATAGGCCAAAGGTCTTCTTTGCCAAGTTGAACGGAGAAGTAGTTCCAGAGTTCGAGGGTCAGTTCGGCGTCAGCTTCAGCGTAAGGTCCAACATACATAGCTGGCATCTTCCACATTTCAGCTTTCGGATCGATGCCGAATTCCCGAGCGGCTTCGACGAGGCCCTTCTCTGATTTAGTTTTGTTGAGATGATCGTAGGCCAACGCGTTCAGGCTGTAGCTGAACCGGTTTTCATCCAACAAGGATGCCACTACCATGGTATCGATGATGCGGCCTTTGACTTCGAAGCCTGACGCTCTGATCCAGCCCAAGTCGTACTGAGCATTGTGCATGATCTTATCTGCGGGGCATTCGAATACTTTTTTGAGCCACCGACCGACGATCTTCTCGTCGAGGTTGCCGCCACCGAGGTGCTTGACCGGCAGGTATCCCGACCAGCCGTCCACCGCAACGGCATAGCCGACGATATAGCCGTCCTTGGTTGGCCAACCCGGACCATTCTGTTTTAGGTTCGGGTCTTTTGTTTCCACGTCGATTGCAATTTTCTTTGCCGACGTGATGTCTGGTAATTCAAGCGGGGGAACCCACTCACTCTTCGGCGCGAACATCGCCATTTGTAAACCTGCCACGGGCTTCCTCAATTATTTGTTCCGGGGTCCGTGATGCGAGGGCGACGAACTCCGCCCCCAGCGCCGAATACCCGACTTTGTCGATCCATGAATCGAATTTATCTATGTTTGTAAGCAATCGGCTCGTTTTTAGCCAGTCCATCATGAGAGCCACGTGAGCCGGGGTCAAAGACCCGTGGGTTTTGAGCGCCTCACGCATGATGACGTTCCAGCCTTCTGCGATACGACCATGGTTGTCGTATGCGTCGCCGTAATCTTCTGCCCTGTCGCCGTTAATCAGGTCTTTTGCGACGTGGATGACCTCGTTGCGCCGCATTAGTGTTCTACCTGATTGATGTAGCCTGTATGGACGAACTCTTTGAGTTCTGGATCGTATTCGAACTTCACGGCGGGGATGTCTTCGTCTTTGACGCACGGGTCGTTCCACATCTTTGCAGCCTCGTGTTCTTTCCATTCATCCCAAGTCATCTTTTTCATAGGTCATAGCTCCTTGAAGTGTCTTCCGCGTCGACGATGTAGAGGTTTTGCTTGGTCCGTGTGACGCCGACGTAAAACACACGGTGCATGTCATCTGGGTTGATCCGCATTTCTTCGTCTGCGGCTGGACTGAGGTCCGTGAATAACACAACGTTGTCCGCTTCCCCGCCTTTTGATCCGTGGATCGTGGACGCCGTAATGCGGGGGATGCCATTGAACTTCTCACCACGGCGTAACAAGGCTGTGATGTAGGCCCGATCTGTTTCGGGCAGCTTATCCATAGCTTCGGACCAGATCATATTAGTATCTGCTAATAGACCATGGTTAACGATCAAGTCTTGCATGTTAACCATATCTTGGTCATCGAGGCTGGGCAGCTTTTTGAAGCCGCGTTTGACCCTATCGCCAGTCGACATGAAGCCATAAATTTTACGCACGGTCTCTGCGGAAACTTCCTTTCCTTTACGCAACGATTCCCACCCATTTACTGCATCAGAAATCTTCTCGCGGATGGACCGATGGCCGCGGTATGTGAACAAATAACCGTTTGATTTCAAGTCGTTAGCCACAGGCTGTAGTTGGTATCCTGCCTGCGACAAAATTAGCCAAGAGCCTTGCGTCATGTCGAGCGCTTGGATAGTGTTGATCCGCGCCACATTGCCCGGCTCGCTCCGGGGTTCGTACCTTTTCGGAAACCGGCGGGTTATGCGGCGCACGACACCTTCCGCAACTTTATGCACCTCGCTCGGCACACGGTAAGACTGGGACAGTGTTTCGCTGCCGCCCGGCAGATTGATGAAATGACCCACGTTTGCGCCAGCCCAGCGATAGATTGCTTGGTCATCATCTCCTGCGGCGTACATACGCTCGGAGTGCGCATCCAGAATATGAGCGATGTCCCACTGTAGGTTGCTCAAGTCTTGCGCTTCGTCGAGGAAGCATAGATCAAAGTGAGGGCAATACTTATCGGACTGCCGGACGAACTCCGCCAGCATGTCGGTAAAGTCATAGAGGCCCAGCTTTTCTTTGTATTCGCGCAGGCATTTGTCGACGTAGGACACGGTGTTCCAGTCAGGTTCGATGTTGCTCTCATTGTATTGATCGCGCAGCGGAACCTTGCGCAGACGCGCCAAGTTAATCAGACCCAAAATGGGGTCATTAGAAGACACCATTGAGGGTACATCTTCGTCAAAACTTTGGTTCTTGGCCCCGCCAAGCGATACGCCAATGGCGTTGCTCAGTTCTTTGTAATTCTGCTCCTGCATAACCTGCTCTGGCCGGATGTCGGTCATCGTCAGCGCCAGCGAGTGCAGGGTGCGGAAATAGATCAGGTCTTTCTTGGGGTCCAAGCCAAACCGTGCGGCAGCCCGCTCTTTTGCTTCGTTGGCCGCCTTACGCGTGAAGGCGAGGAAGGCAATCCTATGAGGATGCGTTCCCTTCTCCAACGCGTCGTCCACCATGTTTAGCAGGGTTGTAGTTTTTCCCGTGCCCGGCGGTCCAAAGATTCGAAACATCTGGGTCTACCTCCTCAATAGCCGCAATAAGCTCACGCAAACTGCGTAGACCGAAATTTGGTTGTTTAATCATTTCTTCCGGCGACACGGCGTCGATGAACAAAAGCAGGTTCAAGTCCGCGGCACCCATGTTCAGCAAGGCGTTTCTGACGCGTATGGAAATATTCAGTGCGCCAACAGGCATCTTGCCATTTGTCTTCTTACTGGCTTCCGCCCAGCGTCTGTGCTTCATCAGGTTTTCTGCTTTGAAAACGATCTGGCGGACACGCTCCCGTGAAATGTTGTACTTCTCGCCGATGCTATCTAGCGTCCGCTTCTCTACAACGCGCATATGGTAAATTGCCCAGTTTCTTTCACGATACTGCTCTGCAAAATCGTAACGGTTTGTGCGAAAAACATTCTCCGTCAAAACGGTGCCTCCTCTGCTCCAAACTTCGGTGGGCTAATTTCAATGTCAGCCACATCGAAGGCCGGTATCTTCCAAACACGCACCGCCCTTCCTTTAATTTTCAAAACCACGCTTTCGCCACTGATGTCACGCAGACGCTGGGCAATCTTGTGGGATTTGTATTCAAAGAACTTGTTCTTACGCAGGAATGCTTCGAAGTCTTTGAGGCGGAAATAGGTCCAACCCTCTTCCTCGTCGGTCCAAGGGCGGCGTAGCAAGATTTCTTCTTTGTCTTGTGCTTGCTGTAGGTGGCGGCAAAACTCTTCGAGGTAGTCATAGAATTGACCGCTGATGCTTGCGTCCTGCGCCACTTCTATGATTGCGCTCTCGTTATCACGCATTTCGGATAGCAGGGTACTGATCCGGCTTTCCCATTGCTGCTTTGCCACTGAACGCGGCATAAAGTTGAGCTGCTCCATGCAAGCCCGCTGGAACGTCATCTGGTTCATCAGGGCATCTGTATCAAGCTCCAGAGGTTCGCCGTTGACGTCCATAAACCAGACGGGTGGCGTGGAGTTGTATTTGCGCAGGTTCGCGATTGTGGCTCCTGCTACAGCGGCTCCTATGCCGTGTTTACGGGTACGACAAAGCTCTTTGTTGCAATAAGCGTTGATCGGAGCGTCGTTGCATTTGAAAGCATAGTCTTTGCGTTGGACCTGCTTGGCAACTATGTTGACCTCCGGGAGTGGAAGCGGCGGAGATAGGTACTCCATGTTGTATTTAAGGATTTCGGATTCCCAACTATCTGGATACGCTTTTCGTAAATAAACGCCGATGTTGAATAACCCATTGTTGCGGCCCCCTTCGCTGATTCCCATCTTACAAAGTATCTGTAAGCAGGGCGGGCCATCCTGTAGCAGTTCAGTCTCGCCACTGCCTACTACTTGCAGCTTAACAACTTCTTCAGGCGTCTGGGCATATTTATCGTACAGACCGAAAAATTCTTCTATTGACGCCGATGTTCCGTCGTCCAGAAACGCGTAACGCAGACCGTTTTCGTGGTCATAATATGGCAAATTGAGAAAGTTACCTACGTCTCCACGGTCCAAGTGCAGCTTTACCTGCTTTGGGAATATTTCGCTCTCGCCATATCCGAGGGCCGCGGACATGTGTTGCAGAGCCTTCTGCATGTCTTTTGCTTCGACCCACTCTTTCGAGAACAGGAAGCAGTGCGCACCGCCTGACTTAGAGCGGCACACGACCAGCGGAAGCTGCATCCGCCGGATTTTATCTATGAGGAGCTTATGGTCGAGGGGATACTGATCGATGTCGATGCAGCCCCACTTACAGCAATTGTCTTCGTTGATTGGGATAATGCCCAGACCATTGCCGTTGCCAGATAAATGGTTTTCCCAAAGCTTCTTGGTGCGGGGTTCGCGTAGAACGCCTGCCTTTCCCTTGGCTTTGCCATTAGCGCCTGTTTTTTCTATTTTGAAGTAGCCATAGGCTTCCTTCAGACCATCAAATATGGCCGCAAATTTTTCTAACGACATTGTTGCCCCCTACGGAAAAAAGCGGCAGGGCCCGAAAGCCCCGCCGCAATGACGATTAAAATGGTGTGTCACCATTCACAGTGTCATCTTCCGTATGCTTAACAACAACATCACCCGCCGTGATGCTTTCAGCAAACTGCTTTGCACGGGAATACAAAGCCGCGTCAGTGATAGGGCCTTCCAGACCCATCTCCCATCCATGCCACGAGCCCTTGGAGTTTTCCTCTTGGATCGTTTTCAGGTGGTAGATGTGTGAGAAGCGGGGCGGCGTGAACGGCCCGTTCTTTCCCTGCATCTGACGGGACGCCATCATGCTATTCCACTTACGCGACTTCTTGAGCTGCGTAGATTTCATAGCAATCATTGCGGTCTCCGCGGACCCATCGTCGTTAAGGACGATCACAAAATGCTGGTGCGTTTCTTCGATGTAGTCGCCATCGCCGCCAACAACGTATTCTTTGTTGTCGTCGGGTGAACGCTCCGTCTTAGGACGCTGGTCTTGTGGCTCGTAAATTGCCACGGGCGCACCGCTACCACTGCCACGTGGTGCCCACTGGATGAACCGTCGCTGGTAAGCACACGGGATGACGCGAATGCCCGTCTTACCTTTGATGATTGCACCAGTAACGGTGTTGTAGATGTCGCCCTTACGAGCCTCTTCGTTTTCGTCCAACACAGGGTCATTACCTGACAGAACCTTGAGGAAGGGAAGAGCCACGTCCTCCTGTCCCATGTTCTCCATGCCACGGCCTGCGTCAGCCTCAAACATTGATGGATCAAATGCCGCGACTGCGGTGTTTTCTTTGGTAGCTACTGCTTTTGTATCGGCCATTATTTTTTACCTTTCTTGATAACTGCACGTTGACCAACCCACGCTCCGAAAAGCTCCATGGGAAATTCATCACCTTCTTCTACACGTTCCTTAACGAAAGCGCGTAGCGTCTGGGGGTGGATTTCTGTCTTTTGCTCTGGAACATACCCTTGTTGCTGCGCGAAGGCAGCGAAGGCGCTTGCTTGGTCGTCCTCGCCACGGCCAAACTGACAGATGACACTGTTCTTGATGATGTCATCGTATCCGTTTTCACGCAGCCAGTCGTAGGCTTGAGGACGGTTATTTACGAGGATGGAAGCCCCATAAGTTTGTTTCACCTCGACTTGTGAACCGTCGTCGAGGCTAAACGAAGAGATGCCAATCTCTGCAAGCATGGCGGGCATATCTTCATCCGTGAGCTTCAGAAGAGCCTTCTTCTCAGCCTTGAGGTCATCCTCTAAACTTTTGATGCGGCCCTCTTTGTCTCGGATTTGTCGGGCCAACGCAGCCACCGAAGTGAGCCCCTGTTGGTCTAGTTTTTCGACCGATGTTGCAAGCGTCTCTTCAAAGTCTTGCTCCATCATTTTTGTGATGTCGTCACTCATCGTTTTTCTCCTGTCGTGGTTAAAGGCACCGTTCGGGCCTTGACAAATGCGGATAATATCTTATACCCGGTGCTTGTCAAGCAGTATTTTCAACGGTGATCAAAATGCACGGATTTGAGTTCAAAACAACGCCCTATGACCATCAGCGCAAGGCGTTGTCTGACTCGTGGGCCGCGGAGTATTACGCGTTGTTCATGGAGATGGGGACGGGCAAGTCGAAGGTCGCCGTAGACAACATGGCCATCCTCTATGAGATGGGAAGGATCGACGCGGCGTTGGTCATTGCCCCCAAGGGCGTGTACGACAACTGGGTCAAGGGCGAGATACCCGTGCATCTACCAGACCGCATCGAACGTCAGGTTCTGCGCTGGACGCCACAAAAGACCAAGAAGTTTGAGAGCGAGCTGGTCGACTTCATCACCTCGAAGGACAAGGTGCTGAAGATTTTTGTGATGAACGTTGAGGCGTTTTCCACGCCCCGTGGGACAGAAGCCGCGGAAGCCTTCTTGTTCCAGAACCCGGAAAACATGATTATTGTCGACGAAAGCACGACCATTAAAAACCGCAAGGCGCAGCGCACAAAGAACATCGTGAAGCTGCGTGACCGCTCGAAGTATCGCCGCATCCTGACCGGATCGCCTATCACCAAGTCGCCGATGGACCTGTTCAGCCAGTGCGACCTGTTAAAGGAAAAGTGCTTAGGCTTTAACAGCTACTTTGCTTATCAAAGCCGCTACGCCAACGTGCAGAAACGCACCATGGGGCACCGCAGCTTCCAACAGATTGTCGGATACCGTCGTTTGGACGAGCTGTCGGAAAAGCTGGACCGCTTCAGCAATCGTGTCTTGAAGGAAGACTGTCTGGACCTGCCGCCCAAGGTGTATATACGCCGTGAGGTGCCGCTGACCCCAGAACAAGAGCGTCTGTATATACAGATGAAAAAGTTAGCTTTGGCCAAGATGGAAAGTGGAGAGTTAGCAACGACCGCCAGCGTCCTGACCCAGATTATGCGCTTGCAGCAAATTTGCTGCGGTCACCTTGCTCCGGATGACGACGAAATTAAGCCCATCAAGAACAACCGTCTGAGCGAGTTGCTTGGTCTGGTCGAAGAGGTGAACGGAAAAGCCATCATTTGGGCCACATATTCGCACGATTTGGAGATGATCCGGAGCGAGATTGCCAAGCTGTATGGCGAGGACAGTGTTGCCTGCTATTACGGGGCGACCCCTCAGGACGAGCGTCAGGAAATCGTCAATCGGTTCCAAAACACCAGTGATCCGCTGCGGTTCTTTGTCGGCCAACCCAAAACAGGTGGTTACGGCATTACGCTGACTGCTGCCAACACCGTCATTTACTTTTCCAACAGTTATGACTTGGAAATCCGTTTGCAGTCAGAAGACCGTGCGCACCGTATCGGTCAGGGCCGTAAGGTGACCTACATCGATTTGGTTTCTCCAGACACGATTGACGAGCGCATCTTAGAGGCGCTGCGGAACAAGATTGATATTGCCGGTCAGGTGCTTGGCGAAGACGCTAAAGACTGGTTGCGCTGATTCTCTTGGGGAGGCGCAAACGCGGCATACTGGCGATAAAACTCTATGCCGCGAGCCTCTTCTTCAGGCTGCGGCTCTTCTTCAGGCTGCGGCGCTTGCTGCATGATATTTGGGATCATGCGGCGCGTTTTGCCAAAGTCTGGCTCCTGCGTAGGCTGCGAGAACACCGAACCCACCCCCGTTGTAAGATATTCGCTCTGCACAGGTGCTGGAGGCACATAACCGGGTGTCCCAAGGCCCTCGGGCCGTGGTTGGGGACGTCTGGACGGGGCTTCGCCGGGAGCTCGTATGTAAAACTCGTTCATGGCCGGTAGGATTTCGCCTGTGTCCACACCATAGATTTGCGCGACGTAATTGCGGGTTTCCTCAAAGGGAGGCACACCGCCGTATTTGTTCACGTTTCCGGGGCCTGCGTTATAAGCTGCGAGGGCCAAGGGCACTGATTGGAACGCGTCGAGCTGTTGGCGCAAGTAACGTGCGCCACCACGAGCATTCTCAACGGGATTGTTTGGGTCTACACCCAGCTCCCGCGCCGTTCCGGGCATAAGCTGCATCAGACCGATAGCGCCAGCTTCACTGACAGGGCCTTGACGGCCTTTGTTTTCGGTCCACATGACGCGCAAATACAGGTCCGGGTCTACGCCCTCTTCCGTGGCGATGTCGATAGGGTCAAACCCGTAATCGTTAATCACCTTTTGGCGCATTTCTTCCAAATCTTCAGGCGGGATCGGCGTTACCGCTCCGCCTTGTGCGTAATTCCGGAATAAACCGGCCACGCCACCTTCGGCAAAACCCGTGGCAGTCGATCTAAAACCAGACGTGCCTGCTAAACTTACTTCTGGGTTAGACCCAAAGGTGTCCCGGTTATACTGGTAGTAGCGAGCTTCCGGGGTGGCGTATTGAAGAATGCTCATTAGCGTGGCCCCATCAAGCTACCAATACCGAGAAGTTCGCGATCCTCTGGGAATAAAGCTGCAAACCTAGTCCGATCCACCGGTCCCGAAGACTGGATGGGTGGCCGTTGTGGGGCCGCGGAAGCCTGTTGAACGGGACTAGGTGCAGCTCCGCCGCCCTGAGTGGGAAGTTGGGCAGGCGGAACAAGTGACCCTTGCTGGTTAGGCGCAGGTACAACTGGTGCAGGAGCAGGCACGGGAGCCACGGGCGCTGGTGCGCGTTCAGGCGGCGCACCGGAACCGGGCGCTTCCTGCTCGTTCAAATTTTGGATTGCTGGAACGGTACGACGGATCGAACTCATTAAGCCGTTGTCGATCAAGCCTTGTACCAGAGCTTTTCCGATACGGGTCCGCTCCGCTTCGCTTACACCGCGCTGTAGCAACTCAGCTAGGTACTGCGGGTCATCGACAATCGTCATAATGACGTCCGTACGCAGCGAAGCTGGTAGCTCAACCATATACTGGTTTACAACTTGCTGCGCGAACTGTGAACCGGCACTACGGGCGATAAGGCTTTGTGTGCTGCCAGACACCTTGCTCTGAATCGAGGCACCCAATTCCGAACCGGAAAGACGGGTTGCCAGATTAAATAGCGGGCCAACCTGCTTTGCAAACTCTTCGATGTCGCCCGGTTTTGCACGAGCAGAGAAGGCTTGAATTTGTGCCATGCGACCAAGCAGACGACGGGTACGGGCAATGTCGCCCTTACTCATAACACCGCGTTCGACCATCCAGTCCGCCAAAACTACGTTGTTTGGTGAGTTGGGATGAGGTTCAAACAAGGTGCGGTATGCGTTTTCGATGTCGAAAATCAGACCGTTTTCGCCCGCGCGGTTAAATACGCTGTCCATGATCGAACGCCGGAAACCGTTCACCAGCTCTTGTTTGCTGAAAGTCTGGCCCTCCAAAGGCCCGCTGATGACCGAGAATCCTTCGTCACCCATGTTGTCGACATAAGACCAAAGGTCGTTAAGCTCTCGGAAGGGCCGAGCGTTCGTCAGCGAGATAGCACGAGACACCTGCGTGGCAGGGTTCATTGTCTTATCCGGCAGCAATTCATATAGGCTCAAAACCCCGCGACGGCGCGCAGTCGCTTGTTCCGACGTCTCGCGAGTCGTGTTTGTCAAAAGCTGACGTGCGGTTTGGATGTTTTCCAAGTCCGACTTTAGGGCCGGAAGCGCGTTCAACAAACGAGCATTGTTTGGACGAGCCATCCATTTGCGCAAATCGTCGACATTAAGCGTTTTGCTCTCAGGGTCGATGGCCGCGGCCCGTGCAGAACGCACCAGCATTTCCACCGGACCCCGAATGTTGGCATTCGCCGTAATCATCTGCGTCAAGCTTTCACGGAGGCCCGGGATAGCGTCGATTTCAGCCTGATTTTCATCAAACCACCGGTCAAAAACTTGCCGGTTAATCATGTTCGTATCGGGGTCAATAACCCCGGCGTCGTTAGCCGATTGCAACAAAGCGCGGCCCGCGGGACGATCACTTTCGCCCAACAGGGTGGTTAAGGACTGGCCAAACTGTGCTTGGCTAATCCGATCTAGTTCGCTTGCACGAAGGTACGCAGCATCCCCGTTGAAAACACTCATCGACAACGTTTCGGGCGAAATTTTGGGAGCCCCGGTTTTGCGGCGTCCCAGTATTTCCCCACCATACGCACGGGTCCACACGTCGTTGTATGCACGGCTGTAAGCACGAGCGGTGTCGTAAGCTTGGTTCGCACCTGCGGGGAAAGACTCAAGGTCCGCGAGAAGTGCCTCCGCAAACTCATACGCCATCCTAGCTTTTTCGGAGCGACCCTGTGAAGCAAGTTCACGGCCCGCGGTCAACGCAGTATTTCGCATCGTCACGAGTTCGGTAACGCTTAAGCTCCCGGTAGGAGCAGGTGTGCCGTCCATTGCAGGCTGCTGTGCTTGGGCAATCAGCAACTCAGCTTGCCGGTCCAAAGCGTTGGCATAATCTCGGGTACGAGGGGTAGAAAAACGTCCGCGTTTTGATCCAGCCTCTTGACGAAGACGACGTACCGCGTCTTCGGTGGGCATATCGGCCAGCTCTTCGGATAATTTCTGGAACTGATCACTGTATGTGGTGCCGTCAATTTTCAGGAACGCCGCATCGAAACGGCGTTGTTCTGGTAGAGCCGGTGCGTCACCATCCGTGCTATAGCCGGGAAGGCCAAGTTCACCCCCCTTGCGATTAACAAAATCGTTCAAATCCCGAAGTTCATTAATTCGTAAAATAGGGTTTTGCCCTTCGGGCGTAACCTCATCTGGCATGAGGTCTTCCCAGACGCGAATGAAGTTCGGCGTGTCTGTCGGGTTGCCGGTTTCATCTATAAAATCGTTGATTTCAATATTTCGTGGAATTTCTTTCCACAAAGAACGTTCTCGTTTTCGCATTGCTTGTCGTTGGAAACTCAGAACTTTGATAAGGAGTTTTGCGTCGTCGAGGTTGTTGGTATCGCGACCGACCGCCTCCATGTTTTCTTGCAGACGTTTAGTTGCGGCCTGCAAACGACCGGTCAATTCGGCGTCCCAAAGAGACGTTTGGACTTCGGCCAACTGGCCTAAAGCCTCGCGGTCGCCATTGGCGTACATAAACAGAATGCCGCGACGCAGCGCATCAACAGCTTTTTCTTGGTTAGATTGACCCGCCCCTGTTCCGCCTTGTGTGCCGCGCTCCATCTGCAAACGCAGGAGGGTTGGGCTGCCCGTCAACTCGGCGGCACTCAGCTTAATTGGATTGCCCTGCTCATCGGTCAAGAAGCGAGAAAACTCATCCGAGTTCAACAGATCGATAACGGCTTGTGGGTTTTCACCGTTTGCTTCAAGCTGCGTCAGCAAGTAATTCGCTGCCTCAGACTCCTGCGCATCGGTCAAAGCCCCGCGGGCATTTGCTGCGTTGTCCGCTTTAAAGCGACGCAACATGCGCACAATACCGTCGTATGCCAAACCAAGTGTTTGTGGGACGCGCTTAAGAGCCGCATCTCCAACCAAGCCGCCGCCGATACCGCCGACCATTTCTGCGCCAAACCGAACCCAAGGATCGCCCGGTGCAATTTGTTCTGCGCCGTATGCTGCGGCCCCCGTACCCGCCACTGCACCGAGTTCGACCAAACCTGTTCGAATAGGAGTTTTGCGGGCCGCGGCACCTGTGCGCTCAAGGCTCCTTTCAATGCCGCGGACAAGACGTGTGGGCCGCGGTGCGAGAGCATCGGCTGCCAGATTGTCTAACACGGCCCGTGCGCCGAGGTTAACTTTGCTTCCAATAAGGAAAGGCATCGGCAGGAACGCCAAAGCGCCCATTATCGATTTACCGGCTTCAAATGCGGCGGCAGTGCCGGGTACAAACGTAGGTTCTGGACCAATTAACGATTCTTGAGCTGTACGGGTTACCCAGTCACCAAAAATCGCGCCACCGATACCACCTAGGAGCGGAACACCAAAGCGAACTGCGGCGGTAGGTATCGTAACTGGCGGAACACCAGCAACGGCAACGTTACCGGCTTGCATACCACCGTAAAAACCACCGGCTGCGCCTGCGGCAGGAACGGCTTCACGTGCAAAACCTTCCCAGAAAAGGCCCCCTTCTTGGATTGGACGCCCTTCGGCGTCACGTGCAAACAAGGAGATGATTTGAGCATCGGTAACTCCACGGCCTTGCTGTATTTGCAGGTCACGCAAAACACCCGCTTCACCGGTGCGCAAAGCATTATAATTCAAGTAGTTCGGGCCGCGATCTTGGATACGCGGATCACGGGATAACGTATTCGTGAGCATTTGAGCGAAGCTGGAAACAACATCTTTATCGGGATCGTCTTCAGACTCTTCTCGAAAAATTTCAACCAATTCGTCAAACTCATCCTTCCCGAAGGTTGCTCGTGGGATGAACGAGCCTTCGGCGGGAGCTGGAGCTGGAGCTGGAGCTGGAGCTGGAGTAGGAGTAGGAGTTGTTGTAGTGTCTGGAGTGTTTTCATCAGCCATCTATTCGTTCCCCTGTCCCGTCGCTCGGTTCATGATGCCCTGCGCTCTTTCCAAATCTGCCGCCTTGGCAGTATTGGACAGCGTCAGGATTGGGCCCAGCAGACCTTCCAAGCGTTCGATTTCAAACAATTTCTGGCTAAGAGTGCTATTAAGCGCACTGTCGATAGGCGTACCGCTCGCACGAAGCGTAAGAATGCGGGCTTTCTCAGTGCGCAGCTCTTCTGCCAAACGAATGAGTTTGCGAGCTTCCGAAACAGGGTTGCGGAAGAACGAGCGTTCGTCTGGGAACAACTGTCCGGTTGTTTCCAAATCTGCGACCGCAAAACGAGGCGATGCGGCCAGAGCCGAACGACCAAATACGCGGACCATCTCGACGAATTGACGCGCATCCTGAGTATCGCGGAACAATTCGCTGAAATACTCTGGAGCAAGCGTACCACCGAGAAGACCGTCGATACCGGCGTAAATATTGGACCACAAACCAGTACCCAAACGTGCTTGACGTAGGGCGTCGCGGACGCTGGCCCGTGTTTCACGGCTCAATGGGTTGCCTTCGGCATCGGTCATACCGTCGACCAAGCCTTGTTCCATTGCATCCAACTGTTCTTGCGCACCCGCAGTGATGCGAGCATTGCGGTTAACGTCGTAAGCAATGGTGTTAGACACCTCAAACGCGTTTGACGGAATTGCTTGTTGCGTCCCGTTCATGTCAGTAAAGGTACGTCCGCCGTCATAGCTGGTGTAAACACCGCTTTCAAAATCATCGGTGCCCGGTACATAGAAGCCGCGAGGCGTGATGTCTTCGGTGCCAAGACGGAACATTGTGGCCGTACCCGGAGCTTGCGTGTTAAGACGATTAACATCCGCCACAACCGCTTGTCCTTCAGGCGTTTTGATGTCCACAACGCGTTGAAGAGGCTGGCCGTCTGCGCCCGGCATGGTGACACGGAAGTAAGACGGGGCAACGGTAACGTTCCGGTCCAGAATATCCATGCTTTCGCCGGTCCGCTCGTTGATACGAACGATTGTGACGCTGCCGTCTTCGCCTTGAAGCGTTTCGAAGCGGTAATCTGGAGCAATACCAAGCAGAACCTGACGATCCTCCAGCCCCAAGCTTTCGAATGCGTTGCGGTCCATACCAAACTTGTTGAAGTAATCGCGGTCCGTGAGGACAGGAAGACCCTGCAAGTATTGTTTCTGGGTGTCGTCCAGACCGTTGAACTGCTCTTCCGTCATGCCAAAGCGGTTGAAGTAATCACGGTCGCTAACCGGTGCGGTATACGCCGTGTAGGCATCTGCACCAAACTGGTTGGCAATGTAATCACGCTGTTGCGTGGTCAAGTTTGGAGACGATCCTGCACGATAGATGCGGTCACCAATCGTAACATCCATCGTCAGTGTTACCTGCTCACGGTCTGTACCCATACGGGTCAACTGATCGGCGCTCATTGCGCTCAAACGCAAGCCACCGTTCGCCAAAACGCGGTCATACAAAGGTGTACCCGGAACCGCAGCAACATAACTACCGTCGGCAAGAACAAAGTTCTCCGCGCTCTGTGGCGTCGCACTGACATTGCCCGTGGCGATACCGCCCGCAGCAATGAGGTCCATATAGTCCTGAGTACCGGGGATCGCGGCCCGTATGCTGCCATCCGGCGTACGGATGTTCACGGCTTTCTGCGGCGTTGTTGAAGTCGTCGGAATTGCCCGAATTGTGATGTTTTCCGCGCCGTACTCTTCAATAAGCTCGTTATATTGGTTACGCGTCAAGGGCCGTTGGCCGAGGTTTCTGGTTACCGGCTGACCGTCTTCGCCAACCTCAGTCACGGCAATAGCGTAAACGTCGCCGATGTCTTTTTCACCAGCGGCAAGCTCCGCGGACCGTTCTGCGCTATACAGGCTTTGTGCGCCTTGTAGTGCCGCTAGATCAAGCTGGCGTTCTTCGGCCTTTTGAGCTTGTTTAAATTTGCCGAACTCACCAGCCCGCGCACCGATGTTACCAAGAACCGGCGTAAACGCTTCCGCAAAGCGCGACACAGGGCTTACATTCCGCTCGCCCGGGGTAGCAAGCATAAGGCCACCTTGCGCGATGTCAAAAAGCATCTGCGCTTGGGTGAGGTTACGTTGCTCTTCAAGGTCCGCTGCGCGTTGCGCCGGATCAAAAAGCTGGCCGTAGAGGGCCCGCTGTTCGTTGAAGAGTTCTTGCTGACGGGCGTTAGGCATGGCGACGCCGCCCGGTTGCATGTACTGAACCGCGCCGCCTTGATTAAAATTTACTGGAGCGGGGCCTCCCGGACCCGGCATCGGCTGTTCTTCTGGCATTGCTACCGTCGACATGATGCCGCCAGCCATATCCCCCTGTACTGGGGTATCCATTGCTTCGGGAGCCATGCTTCCGATGCCTTGATCTACCGCTGCAATCTGCATGATGGGCTGAACCAGCGTCAGAACCGAATCTGGCGTCTGTGCCGCGTCTGCGTTACCCACAACTGCGGCAAGCTCTTGGCGACGCTCTTGAAGGGGTGCTTGGTCGCCGCGGATCGTGTTGATTACCTGTTCGTAATCTTCGGTTTCAGCGGCTGCATCCAAGTTGCCGAAAGACCCGGCTGCTTGCTGTAGCATTGATTCGAGGACCGCGGGGTCTATGCCTTGCTGCATGGCCCCCATGGCTGCTTGACCCATCGGCATATCCTGCGGAACAGGAAGACCTGCCGCGGAAGGTGCCGGAGGCATACCCATGCCACCTTGTGGAGCCGGAGGTGCCATCATCGGATCACCCCCCGCCTGCATACGACGTACCTGTCCGCCATTGGCAAACATTTGTCGATCCATTACGCCTCTATTCATCATCCAAATAACCCCGCTTTGGCTGCGCCGCTTGCGGCTGACAGACCGGCTATGCCCAGACCCAAGATTTGCTGGGCTGGCGATACTGTTGGTGCAGTGGTGCCAGTAATACTTTGCTGAGACGACGGAGCGCCTTTGTAAATATCTGACAGGAACGCCACACGTTGATACGGCTCGTAAAGTTGCTGCAATTCTGTCTGACGTTGTGCTTCCAGAGTTGCTTGCTGTTGAGCCTGTTGCTGTTTGCCAAGGTCGAACAAGAAGCCTTGCTCCCGCTGACCCACTTGCTGTTGAAGTTCGCCAAGCGATGCCTGACGTAGACCCAGCGTACCAAGTGCCTCGCCTTGTGCAAGACCAAGCTGGCCGTACTGAGTTCCAAGACCGCCAATGCCTTCGCCAAGGCGTCCCAGAAGTTCTTGGCCCTGTAGACCAAGAGCGCCAGCCGCTTGCTGACCTTGTACACCAAGACCTGCTTGCGCCTGACCGAGCTGACCAGCTTGCAATCCAAGCTGACCTGCAAGTTGTTCGGCACTGATGCCCATCTGACCGGCTTGTGCCGCGATGCTTGCACGAGCCTGCTCGCCTTGTAGACCCAACGCGCCAGATTGACCGGCTAACTGGCCTGCAAGCTGGGCGGCGTTCATACCGGTGTTTGCCGCCAATTGTTGGATATTCATACCGGTCTGTGCCAAAGCCTGCGCGTTCGCGGCAGCCATCTGCTCGCCAGACAAGCCAAGCTGGCCAGCCACTTGGGCGGCCTGAATGCCTTGCTGACCCAACTGACCCGCACCGGCTTGAGCCAACTGTTCCGCCGACATTCCCAACTGTGCGCCTTGAAGGGCGGCCTGCTGTTGCTGTGCCGCCAAGGCTTGAGCGTTTTGTGCGGCCATTTGCTGCGCAGACATGCCATATTGTCCGGCAAGTTGCTCTGCGGACAAGCCGAGCTGACCCTGCTGCTGCGCGGTCTGGGCTGCAAGCTGCTCCGCAGAAAGACCAAGCTGACCCGACTGTTGCGCCGTGCTTGCCAATAGCTGAGACGCAGAAAGCCCTGTAGCGGCTTGCTGCTGAAGCAACTGACCAGCAAGTTGCTCTGCCGACATCCCCAAATTGGCCGCTTGACCGGCAAGCTGACCCTGTAGCTGCGCCGCAGAAATACCGAGCTGACCCGCGAGCTGTTCCGCGGCTTGGCCAAGCTGACCCGCTTGAGCGATATTGCCAGAAGCAAGCTGTTCCGCAGCCATTTGCTGCTGGCCTGCCTGACCAAAAGCGGACAAGCCAAGTTGCCCCATTTGACCGGCCTGCGACGCCGCTAATTGCTCTGCGGACAAACCATACTGTGCGGCAAGTTGCTCGGCGGACAGCCCTGTCTGAGCCGCCAACTGTTCGGCGGACATGCCAAGCTGGCCAAGCTGACCAGCTTGGGCTGCCGCGAGTTGCTCTGCTGACAAGCCCAATTGGCCTGCCGCTTGAGCTGCTTGAAGACCTGCTTGTGCGCCCTGCGAACCCAAAGCGCCTGTAAGCTGTGCAGCCTGTTGGCCCCGTGCTTGCTGGGCTTCATAGGCCTGTTGAGCGCGTTGAGCGGCGCTTTCAAAACCAGCCTGACGCATCTGAGCGGCAGTCCGGCCTTGTTGCTCCATAATATTTCGTGACAGCTCTTGTTCTGCGACAGCTTGGCGTGATCCGCCAAATGCGCCTGCCCCTACCGCTTGCGCCCCAAGTTGTTGCCGCTGGATTTGACCAGCACGAGCGACGTCTGCCAGTGCTTGCTGCACTGCGGCGTCTTCGTAAGCGTTCATAAACGGGCTGATTTGGCTTGGATCAAAGGCTCCTGTGGTTCCTGCCAGACCTGCAATACCCTGTTGCGCGGAAGTCGTGCCCAAAGCGCCTGCCCGTTGCAGAGCCGTCGCCGCGTCGGCAGTGATACCGCGAGCGCCTTGAACCGCTTGCTGACTGCCCGCCAAAGCACTTTGGTATGCCCCCGCCCCGCCAGTGCGGGCAAGATCAGCAACACCTTGGGCTCCGGTAGCGGCTTGACCTGCTACATCACGAGCGCCTTGGACGCCCGCTTGGTTTTCCGCCAAAGCCGCTTCATAAGCGCCAATACCGCCTGCGGCGGCCTGTTGTGCCGCGGTCCGCGCTGCGGCAGACGTGCCACCTAGATCAGCGGCAGTTTGCGCTGCACCTAAACGTGCGCCTAAACCCGCCTGTGACGCAGCATCTGCGCCGGACAAACCGGCTGCGCCAAGAGCTTGAGCGCCTGTTCCTGCAATACCGCGAGCTGCGCCAGTGACATCCGCGGCACCTACACCAAATTGATCGGCTGCGGACAAACCCGTCGTTCCCGCAGCAAGCAAGCCTGCTTGCGCACCCTGAACATTTGCTCGGGCGGCATCAATAGCAGCTTGCGTCCCGGTTCCTGCGGTCTGAGCTGCGCCACGCGCACCCGCCGCGACATCGGCAGCGGTTTGACCCGCGCCAGTCGTGGCAGCACCTAGACCCTGTGCAAGATCAGGGATTGCGGCCCGCATCCCCTCTTGGCCATACAAAGCTTGCAAACGCGCCTGATCGGTCGCCTGCAATAAATTCTGTTGTGCTAATTGCTGGGATTCCAGCGCCCCTTGGCCCATCGCGCCAAAAGCACGTGCGCCTTCCGTAGCTGTTCCAAGCTGACCGGCTAAAGTTTCGCCAACACCAGCTCCACCAAGAGCTGCGCGGCCCGCGACCTGTTGGCCAAGACCCGCTGCGGTGCCAAGATTGGCTTGAGCGTCCAAAACTTGAGCAGGAATAGCGTCATATGCACGGAGTTGCTCGGCAACCGCTTGACCAGCGATGTCTCGTGCGCCTTGAGCCGCGGTCCCCATTGCGCCAGTCGCGGTGTCTACCGCACCCGCGCCGTAATCAATCGATCCGCCAATGCCCGTTTGCGCGGCTTCGATTTGACCGGGGATGTTTGCAGCCCCGGTTGCCATCATTTCGGCAGCTTGCGTCTGGAAAGGGATAGCGTCGGCCATCGCACCGCCAATAGCGGCCTGAGCGTCGCCAAGCGTATAGCCTGCTTCAGTTAAATAAGGTTGGTAACCACCTACACCCGCCGCTGCGAGGTCTGCCGCCGTTACTTGAAGGCCCGACATCTCCGCAACCATCTGGCGCGGAATAGTAATGCCTCGGTTTGCGAGTCTCTTTGCGGATTGTAGAAGCCCAATTTTATAGGCTTCAATTTTCGGGGCTTCGCGGACTATCTGTTCGGTCACTTCAGCCATTACGCCATTGCCCTCCCGCGGCTCTCAAGATTACGCATGACCGAGTACATGTTCTTGATGCCGTTATTTAGGCTTCCGTTCCCCAAACCACGGACCGCGTCTGTTGTCATAACAAACTCGCCGGGCATGAGCATTGCGCGGACACTGTCCTGCCCCGGAATACCCTCGTCGGGCATGATGCCGCCGTTGCGGCGCGGGAAAATAGCTCCACCGTCAGCCGCAGTCACATAAGGACGGGCAAACGGACCACCGGAGGTACTACCGCGTAGGTAATTACCGCCTTGGGCATAAGTGTACTGAGTTGGGGCCGAATACGTGCTGTATTCAGGTGCCCTGACGGTCAAATCGCCCACTTGGCCAGCCGAAGCGACCGAACGTGGGGCATAAGTGCCTGTTTCAGGGTCCAAAACTTGGCTACCAAGGTCGCCTACTAGATACTTACTCGGATCGGCGGCTACGAGGTCTTCGCCAGTGATGGCGTTGCCCTCTTCGTCGCGCATTGCGATGCCCGGCTCTTCGGCAGGTACTGGGCTAAATGCGCCTGACGCCGCTGCGACACCTGTTCCGAGGGCCGCGATTGGACCGTAGGTGCGCATAAAGCCGGGGCCAATCGAAGACGCCGTGACAGCGTTCATTGCATCCAAGCCTGCTTGAGCTGCTTGAGCTTGCGTAGTTCCCGGAAGCGCATTCACCGCGTTAAACGCGTCATTATATGCGGTAGCTTTGGCGACTTCAACCTGCGCAGCATTTGGACCGCCCGGGAAGAACGCATCTCCCATGCCTTGAGTGAAGCTGATGTCATCACCCGAGGTAAGCGCCCCTTTAATGCTTTCCACGAAGCTCGGAGGCTCGTAGGCCGCGACTGTCGGACCAACCGCAGGATTAATAGTAGCACCGGCAGGAATTTGACCGCCCGCTGGAATTGTTTGTCCCGCACCGCTGGCCAGTGTGACTTCCACGGGTGCGCCGGTGTTATTCAGACGCGCAATCGAGGTGTCTGCGGTGCGAAGAGCGTCAGTTGCGTTAGTGACGTTCGGGTCTGCCGAGGAAACAGCCTCGGTGCGTACTGCGCCGGTATCGCCTGCCGCTTCGACCACGCCGTCTACTGCAGCAGTTGACTGCGGTGCGCCCGTCGGAACGTATTCGCTGAAGAAACCTTGCTTGCCAGCGTTGGCTGCTTGAGCTGCTTCGCCGCCAAAGACATTTGATAGCGAGGTTTGTGCGCCAGAAACGGTTTGTCCAACACGACCAATCGGGTCCGCAATAGCCGTCTTGATGTTTTCCGTGAAGCTGCCGGCACCTGTGAAGCCTTGGAAGACTGCGCCTGTTGCGCCAGAGATCAATGCCGACTTCAGAGCGTCCTTGATCGAGCCACCTTGGATCAGCGTAGCAATACCAGAACCAAGAGCCGGACCGAGGACAGGTCCGAGAGGCGTGAACGACAAAGCAATCGGCAGGACGATTGGAGCCGCCTTCTTGAGCACTTTAGCGACCGACTTAACAACCTTTTTTAAGAAAAATTCGTACGCGCCCGTGTCCGGGTGAATGCTGTTTGCGCCAGAACCAACAACATAACGCTGCGGGTCTTCAACGCCCTGACCTTCAAGAAACGCAAAAATCGTGTCTCGCATTTCTGGGTTTTCTTCGAGAAGTTGGGCGGGAATAATAAGTTCGCCCGTTTGAAGGTGAGCAATCACGTCGTCACCTTCGCGGCCCATAGCCGCCATCTTCTTGGTTAGCGCGGGAAATTGTGCGATGCCTTCATCGCCGTATTCTTCTGTTCCGTCATCATCGTCACCATATACAGCTTCGATCTCATCATCGTCCATGATCAGACCGCCAATACCGCCGTCGGGAACGATTAATTGTTCAACTTCTTCTGCTTCTGCTGCTTCTGCTGCCATTATCCCGCTCCACCAGCGATACCTTGCGGCATGGTTACGTTAATAATTGTACTTCTCTTTTCCCCTCCAGTCCATGAAGAACCGCACTGTGGGCAGTTCCCGTTGGGGTAAGATGCAATTTCTTCCGGTGTATCCACCTCATTACTACATGTAACACAATGCACCACATCTACGCTAGTAGAAGGTAGCCATTTACTGCCGTTTGGCATAGTGATTACTGTATTTTCACTCAGGATGTTGTTACCGTGACGTCTCCCACGGCCCCCGTTGCTTGCTGACCACGAACATGAGGCGTGTCAACAAGCGTGATTTTTACGAATCCATCTTGCTGAAATAGAGCGCCAGTCTCTAATCCGCTATCGTCAGTCTGTAGGTTGGTTAATACCAGTTGCGTGTGTCGCCCCTCACCCGGGTTCTGCATTTGCTCCAAATATGTGGAGAAAGAACGCACTAACTCTGCAAAATATTGCTGAGTATACTGACCGGGAGGGATCGGGAAGAACGGACGAACTAGATTTCTTGACATTAACGTCTCCCATCCGGACGTATATCAAGACGTGGCGAGCCAAGCCGCCATGCAACTCCGGTATCCGTCGTTTCGATCCGGAATGCAAACGATCTGCCACGCAAACGTAGGTGAACTTGATCGGTAAACTGTTCAACAGGCACCGAAGCCGTCTTTTCTATGGAAGAAGCCGTGCTATTGGCATACGCATCGCCCGGGAAATTACGCATTTTGACCGTCATACTGGCCCCCGGCGTCTCATTTGTACTGTCTCTAAAGGTCATATCCGGCACAATCCTGCGGACAAAGGCAAATTGATCGCCCTCGCCAAGGTCCATCTGACTGCTTTCAATGTAGGACGTAATTGCCGACGCTGGGTTGGTCGAACCGTCGTCTAAACCAAACTCCTGATAGTAAAGCGCGTGGTCCGTGGACGCCGCAACGGGATACGCGTCCACCCCACGGTCTAACCAACATGTACGGGAAAGCGTACCGTAGTACCAAATCTGTTGCTGGTAGTTGTAAACCACATACCTGTCATTTTCAGTGCTATTCGCCGACGGATAAAACCACCAAACTTCAGAATACGCCGTGTTTGTCGCCGCCGTAACCTTGTCAATCTGACCCTCGTTAAAATCGCTAAACACATAGTCGCGGACCGTGCATGGCAAACGCTGCACCGTACCGCCGTAGACGTAGAACTCTTCCGCGCCCATCCAGAACACGTTGTCTTCCACGGAAACTGCGGCAAGCGGACCCGCAATCGTAATGTTTTCCGACACCAAGTTAATGCCAAAGGTAAAGGGCGGTCCTAAATACTGCATCGCGTGTAGCGAAACGTCAGTAAATACGAGGATTTGCTGGCGCGTCTCAATTGCATTAACAATCTCGGACCCCGAACCCAGCCGAAGGTCGCCAGCGGTGTTTGTTGCCTGCGCGGCCCAAACAAGCGGATTTTCTTGGTCAGAAAAGCGGATCAAAAGCGGGTCTTGTGTGCCAATGTCGTTTTCAGGGTCACACCCAAAAGCAATAATGTGTCTGTCACGGTCCGAAACCAAAACCTTTTTGGCAATCGTCGGCGTTGTACTGTCCGCACCAGCCAAATCTTTTAGCTCAACAGCGCGTGTTGTCAAACCGTTGGTTTTGTCCCAATAGTAAATACCCTCGTCACGAACGTTAATAATCAGGTCTTCACCAAAGTTATCGTGACTCCAAATACGCAAGGTTGAACCCGACACAGACAGGGAAGCACCAGACCCGAAAGTACCCCGCGACCAAGTGCCCGCGCCCCAACCAGTACCAACAACCGTGGTGTCCAAGCCTGCGTTGATCTGATACGCTCCTACGACACTCGCACCACCTGATCCACTGTCCGAGGTCGTAGCAAAAACATACGTTGGACTGTATCCAGTAGTTGTTGTGACGTTGCTTAACGGAGTAACAGTTCGAGCTTCAATCAGATAAATGTTTTCATCCACACGGCGGCTGATCTGATATTCTTGATTCAAAACATCTGCGGTAATCTGATCGCCCAACGTAGACGCACCAGAAAACGAAACGAAAGCATTGTCCTCGGCACCATTATTTGTATCAGTTACTTGGATCGTGGCGCAGTTTACGCTGTCTCCAGACGTATGCGATGCTTCGGTAGTACTATCATACCCACGTTCTAACCCTGTTAGGTCATTACCAGTAATCGCAGCGTAGCGAATAATTTCGTCATTAATCTTTATTACGCCTGTCTCAGGGAAACCCGTACTACTGGTCAGCGTAATTGTGGTGTCGTCTATCGCAACATCCGCACCAAGCGTGTTTGCCACAGCCGAAAAAGTTACGTCGCCCGCAGCCGTAGTTGCACGAATGGGCGTAATATCGAAATACCCGCCGCCCTCGTTAATGTAATACTTGAGGTGCGTACCAACGCCCAAATACCGCGAACCGTCGAGCGCGACCCACGGGTGCAACGCACGACATGTACCTAAAAAGTAGGTGCGAGAAGTTTTCTGCCACCCACCAATTTTCTCTGGAAAACCAAAACGAAACCTGACCTTGTCCATATCAAACCACCCACCCTCGTTAGAGTAGGAGGTGGTTTCACGATTTATCCCGGGTCGGAACTGGAGTTTGGTCAGAGGCATTCGTTACTCCCGGCATGTTACTCGGCTGCTACATCTTCAGTTGTATCAGCTTCCAACGATTTTGTCAGCATGTCCATAAAGGCTTGTATTTGCTCATCGCTTATTCAGCAGGTCAAAAATGGCCTGCACCTTCTCTTCGAGCACTTTCACCCGCACTGTAATTTCCGCCCGCCATGCAATCATCAGTGCAATAACGAACACGCCCCCGCTGATGACAGGCCATATCTGCACAACCGTTTCCACCGCAGCGTCCTTTTCAGCCCAGCCGGAATAATCTCCGATGTCCATATTATATCACATCACCTACGGAATAACTTCGCAGCCATTATGCGGCCTCGTTTGCAGCGATTGCATCGTTGAAAGGGGTCAAGTCTTCAGTCGTCCAGAAGTCTTTGGCCACCATGATCTTCAGGTGTTCGACATTCCGGTCCACCATGTCGGCCCACTCGGCGTCATCCATGTCAGAAGGCTTGCCAGTATTGAGCAGGTTCACGCTGTCCATCGCTGCACTGTAGTGGCGTGCGATTTCTTCTGCCGTATGTTCCATGTTAATTACCTCTCAGCTCTTCGATTTCGGCTTTGAGTTCCTTGACCGCGTTGATGAGATACCAGACAAGCGGGTCTGTGTTGACCGACAGGACGCCTGTGCTGTTCTCGCTTACACACTCTGGCAGAACCTGTTGGAGTTCCTGTGCGATTACACCAATCTGCGTACCGTCCTGTTCGACGGAGGCATGGCTGGGCAGTTCAGTGATTTCATCTGGTGCGCGATACTCAAAGTTCCGCACTCGCACTTGAGAGAGGACATTCAGGCCATCGTTGTTGTCTGCAATGTTTTTCTTGATGCGCCTGTCCGAGGTGGTTTCCCATGTGGTGACGTTCTTTTCGTTATACGCCCCGTTCGTGCCACCAATAAACGCTGTGTCGTCACCCTTGCCTGTCAGGTTATAACCAACCACCACTTGGTCGTTTCCATCTGCTGCGGAAGGGTCACAGCTATAGCCTAAAACAGTATTGCGACTGCCTGTAGTGGTAGTCTCCGATGCCTGATAACCAACGACTGTGTTGTTAGTGCCTGTGGTGTTATCCGCCAGTGCCTCTCGACCAACGGCTGTGTTACTGAAGCCTGTGGTGTTAGCCTCCAGTACTCGAAGACCAACGGCTGTGTTGCTACTGCCTGTGGTGGTAGTCTCCAATGCCTTATAACCAACGGCTGTGTTGCTATTGCCTGTGGTGTTATCCTCCAGTGCCTCTCGACCAACGGCTGTGTTGACGGAGCCTGTGGTGTTTTCCTCCAGTGCCTGAGCACCAACGGCTGTGTTCGTGTTTATGTCTCCGGCACCATGCCCCACGATCAGTCCGTTAATTTCTGCGTCACCTGCCACGTCAAGGAGTGCTGAGGGACTTGTAGTTCCGATGCCGAGATTACCCGCGCCGGTAATGCGAACTCGTGAGGCTACATCCGAACCGTTATTCGTCCAAAAATCGTGACCTCGGTTTCCAGAAGAGTTATTATATCTAATATCGCCAGAGGCTGTTCCTTCTCCGTCTATAAAGTGTAAAGTTTCATTTCCATCACTATCACGTCGAATGCGCAATTTGTCCGCAACCACCTCGCCCACTATGTCTAACTCATAATTTGGGCTAGTTGTCCCAATGCCAACACCGTTGTTCGTGCTGTCCACGTACAGGGTGTTGGTGTCTACAGTAAGATCGCCTGAAATGGTCCCCGAAGACGCGTTCAGCGTTGTGAATGTCCCGGCTCCCGCAGAACTTCCACCAATGGTAGCCCCGTCGATGGTGCCGCCGTTGATGTCTGCAGAGGTTGCTGTCAGCGACGTAATGGTCACTGCATTAGGCAAACCAACCGTGAGGGTCTGACCCGACGCCGAGGTCTCAATCTCATTGGCAGTACCTGCAATGGTGAGTGTCTGGCTGTCCAGATCGACAGCACCCGTGCCGCTGTCGCCAGCAAAGTCCAAATCCTGCGCCGTGACCTGCGCATCAACATAGGCTTTGATTGATTCAGACGTCGCAAGCTTAGTCTCAGACGCCGTCGCCATCGTGTCGTCGTCAATAACGCCATCAACAGTGGTCGTGCCTGCAATGTTCAGCTCTTCAACGCGCAAACGTTGGAAGACGTTGGTTGTCGTCGCAGTCGCGCCGCCACCGCTGAACTTAACAAGCATGTCAACGCCCGCCGGAACCTCTACATCGCGGCCCGCGTCATAAGTGCCTTGAAATAGAATTACCGAGCGGCTGCCCGACAAACTGTTGCGAACAAGAACAATCTTTTCAGCATCGTTCGGCGTAAGCTGGACATACGCCGTTGCACCAAGATCGCCGCCGTCAGTGAACTCAATCCACTTGTTGCGACCATCGGATACCGCGCCATCACTGATAGCCAAAGTATTTGGAGAACCGGACGTTCCTGCCGAAGCAAGCGTAATGCTGACCGCACCGTTAATAGCTTGGTCCAGAATATCGAAGTTCACGTTTGTGGTATCACCCCAAGTACCCGACTGTTCACCGGTTGCCGGTTTCTCGATACCGAGGTTAACTGTATAGGTGCTTGGCATCTCTTTATTCCTCTACGCCGCCACTCGCGTCCAATTTGCATTCTGTGCTGGCGACTCCTCAGACCACGTTGGACTTTGACTGGGTGTTTCCTCAGACCACGTTGGACTTTGACTGGGTGTTTCCCCAGACCACGTTGGACTTTGACTTGGTGTTTCCTCACTATAACTCGGATTTTGATCTGGAACAATCCGGCCATATACAAGTACATTACCAACCCCAGTTGCCGCACTCACTCCTGTTACATTTACGATAGCGCCCGCATCTACGGTAACACTACCAACCCCGCCGGTTGCAGCAATGCCCGTAACCGGAACATTGGCCTCGGCATCGACACTAACAGTGCCTACCTCGCCAGTTCCGGCAACTCCCGTAACGTCAGCGTCTGCATCTTCGGTAACCGAAACAGAGCCCACGGCTCCTGTCGCAGTCAGTCCGGTTGGATAGACGTTTGCGTCAGCCTCAATGGCGACGGAACCGACTTGGCCAGTACCGGCAACGCCGGTCACGTCTATGTTGGCCTCGCCGATGACACTGACAGAGCCAACCTGACCCGTGCCAGCAACACCAGTGACAGAAGCGTTAGCGTCTGCAACTACCGTTACGGAGCCAACGTTACCTGTCGCCGATATGCCAGTAACCGGTACGTTTGCTTCCGCAACAACGGTTACTAAACCTACTTCTCCTGCCGCCCCAGCATTGGTTATAGAGGCTTCGCCCCAGCCAAGCTGGCCCCATGTTCCCCGGCCCCAACCGGTTAATGGGACGACGACATCGGTCATTACGCTATCCGAATAATCGCATTACTTGCGTCTGCGGTCGGAAACACAATGGTAAAATCACCAGCGGTGGACGTCTTGTCCCCGCCAAAGTCCAAAACAACCACTGCCGGGTTAGATACCGAAAGCGAATCTGTGTTTGGAGTTGTGTTATAAATCAACGCGCCACGCGCAGTAATTGTTGCAGTCGTGAAAGTCTCGTCTGCAAAATCAGTGAAAGCCGTCGTACCAGAAGTCGTCGGGTTTACGTTGGTCAAAGCCTGACCGCCCGCCGAATAACCGGTGCCACTGGTTTCGTTCGTTGCCGAATACGCAGTCGTCGACGCATCTAGCGTCGCGGAACTCGTATAAAGCGCGATGTTAAAAGTGTCGCCCGTCGAGGCATCAAAGTCGTGTACACCATAAAGAAGCTCGTTCTTAAAGGATGTACACATGTAGTTTCCTGAGAAAGCCATGTCACAGTCTCCTTATCAGTTCAGCAAGCTCCTTGTGGCCTGCGTCGGTTAGCGCGTTGTACACAGTGGTTCTATCACTTTTTATCGCTTCGCGCGTGTAAATTTCTAAAAGCTTTACAATTTGCTTGCGAAAGGCATGTGCCTGTGCCCGAATAGCAGGGCTCGCGTCATCGCTAATAGAGATAATCTTATTAGCCGCACGTTCAGCGATTTCTTCTGGAGTAAACCCGCGACCGCTGGTGGTGTGTACCTCCACCGTAAAACCGGGGTCAATATTCATATCTAATGCTGGAAAACTCATTGTTTTGGCCTCACAACCATACCAGTACGATATTCATCGGTAACTTCTTTGCTCTCGCCGAACATTTTCAGTCCAGTAATTGCTTCAGCAAACCGTTTCTCGTATTGTTGCATTATATCCGGCTCGCCCTTCATGAAGATGTAAGCTTCGATCAAGCTGCCGTACAAAAGCGCCAACTGAGCGTTTTCACTCAGCCATGTCGTGCCGCTGCCGCCAGATTGCGTCAAACTCAGCGGACGATAGAAGTAATGAAGCTCCACATCGTAACTTGCGTCCGGTGTCGGGCCCAAAATGAAGTTATTTACGTCAAAAACAGCGTAATAACGTGGATTTCCCGTCGTAGCCGCGTTCGGATTGAAGGATTGCACGAAATCGGAGTCTTTGAAGTCCAAAAACACGTGATCGCTGTCTGAATTAACGAAAGAAAGCGAAAATGGAGCCAAAAAGTCGCTTGGACAGGCCAAATACTTGTTCGAAGCCGTCAAAGTACCGCCTACATTCTTCCGAAACAGGCTTAATTGCACATTTTTAAGAATGCGCTCCTCCGCCTGACGGATAAATAACGGCAAATTAGTCACAAAAGACGTTTCGTCGTTCTCGGTGTAGTCCTGAATGGCCTGTTTTAGTTCATCGTATGTAAAGCTCATGACGTACTCACCGTAACTTGCCCAACTTTACCAAATGCCTGCGGCGGACGAAGGTTTGGTGCCTCTACAAGAGGGACACCAACAAATACATCCAGTGGCTCAATACGGTCAGGTCTTGCATTATCAAGAGCCTGCGGGTCTACAACCTTGCGAAACGGTCCAAGCTGCGGGTGTTTTGGCTCATATTCGTCGGGACCCACAAGCAAACCATTCCACTCGCGCTTCATTACCCTATAAGGATAACGAAACCCAGAGCGGTCAGATATTGCCCACGAATCTTTTCCCGAAGCAAACTTAGCCATCTACCCCGTCCCATAATATTCGTATTTCGGAACGACGTTGAACGACGACCGGTCGCGGTCTTCGGTTGCAGCGCGTTCGAACTCTTCTTCGTATACAGCCTTGAGCAACTGCACACGATTAGGTGCCCGCTTCAAAGCAATGTAGTAGGCCAAGCCCGCCGCCAAACAGGGATAGAACCGAAACGGCATATCCATTGTGTCTGTGTAAACATCTGCGTCATCCATGCGGGTCAACGCGTCGTAAATCACAACATCGGTGGTGTTTTCAGGCGTAGGCCATATTTTTAGGTTTGGAGTTAGCTGACGATCCAAGAAAAACTGGTTTGGTCGTCCCTGCGTGGTTTTTGTCGGAATTGTAAGGTATTCATCCCGGCTCAAACGTTCCAACGAGTAGTCTGTACCGTCACGACGCACAATAACCGACAGAACGTCGATTACATCTGTACCCAGATCATATTCGCCGTCGCCAATCGCTAGTGTGACTGTGCGTTGTTTAATTGTCCATTGGTTCAAACCGCGGTTCGCCCAATCTGCAAGCAACAGATTAAGCGAACGCTTTGCCGTCTTTAGGTCGTAACCAGTACGAACCTCAAGACCACAACGCTCGAACGCTTCCTCGACGTACTCAGCGACGTCTAGCTCAAAATCTGTGCTTCCTGATGTAGCCACCTTACTTCTTCTTCTTCACCATGCCGCCTTTGCGCATCTTTTTAACCATGCCACCGCCGCGCATTTTCTTTACCATGCCACCGCCGCGCATTTTCTTTACCATACCGCCGCCACGCATCTTTTTGACAGGCGCTTTCTTACGTGGTTTCATTGCCATCTTTCAATCTCCTATATAGGCGTTCCCGCTTTTCATAGATTTCACGGGCGTTATACTGGCTATTATACGTGTCATAATAGCCTTTTTTATCCAGCTTGTCTGCCGCTTCTTGTAGTTTTGACAAACGCTGCACAAAAATCATGGCATATTCAGCATCCACATGAGGTTCAAAGTCCATATCTTCTATGAACTCGCTTTCCTCGTCATGCGGGTGAAAACCCATAACCCAGATGTCTTTATCAATAAACATACCGTCCGCAATGACATCGTTCATCTCGTCTAGGTATGTGTGGAAAAGTTCTGGGTCCTCTTCGAACGTAAAGTCAACAATAATGGCTAAATCAAAATTATCGTCATATCGCGATACGGTGCTGTACAAACACTGCTTGTTGCTTTCGTATTTGAACATAACCGCTACGCGGTCGTCCGCCCAAGCCTGTTGTGCGTATGGGCAAGGAGGTAAATTATTAAAATGCGGACTGGCTTTTGACAAAACTTCTGACGACCAGTCAATCAATTCCCGATGAACTGCTTTTTCTACTTCAAGGGAGGGCGTCAGAAAAGCTAAGTTCATGCCTGCGTTACCGAACCTTTCGTTCTCTTGCGCCGACCGTTCATCACGGCCCCGCAACCCCTAGCAACCGCAGTACCCGCCTGCGATTTACCACGAAAAGGGCGTTTAGGCTTCGTTTCACCCACCGCACCGCCAAGTGCCATGTTCGTTACTTTTGCCTTTTTAGTATTCGATACAACCTGCTTCCCCTTAGAGCCTTCTCGCTTCTTTTTACGAGCCGTAGCAGCCCGCTCAGACTTCGTAAGACTTTCAGCTTTGCTGCGGGGCAAGCAGCGATCAGGGTTCTTCTTATTTTTTGAAGTACCGCATTTACCTTTGATTTCGCCGTCGGCTCCAATCCTTACCCAGTCTTGGTCCCGCCATTTCTTCAACTCACCCACTTTTCTTCCCCTTCGCTTTTTTGGCGTAATTGGGGTCTTTACAATACTTCGACGCAGCCATGTTTGCATAAGCCGAAGGGTAAGTGTCAAACGTGCGCTCCGCCCAAGCCTTGCCTGCGGGACATATTTTGCTTCCCTTACTTTTAGACGAGGACTTTTTAGACTTGCGCGAATAGGCCACTAGATAAACCTTTCCGCTACCGCAGAAGCTATAATTAATGCGGCAATTCCCCAAAGACGTAAATCCAGCTTGTCGAGCTGCGAATCAATCTTTGCATAACGACGGTTGCACTCTTCTTCGTGCTTTTCGAGTAATTTTAATACTTCTTCTACATTCATCTTACCACGCCTTACAGGACCAGTATCTTGCACTGAATTTGTCTTTAGCCGTGTCGCAACTGTGTCTTGCACGGAAGCTCTTACGGCGGCTTGGTTGATCTTTCTTAATCGACATCTTGCTATCTCCAAAGCGGACAAGTTTAACTTGATCGCCTTTTTTAGCGAGAACTGCGCTTTTCTTAGCTTTTCCGGGTGTGCGTTTGGGTTTATTGTACCCGGCAAAGGTTTCACCTCTATAACTTATTCTCCCGGAAGGCAGTCGCTTTACGTCTTTTGTGGAAGCCATGACTTACTCATAGAATACATCTGCTTCAGACAGATTGCTCATTAAGAAGTATGTGCCTAATCTCGTTAAAAACCCACTGTTGGGAACTTGAAACACGTTTGCAAACGTATCACTAGCGGCAATGTTTTTACACATTAACCACCGCTTTGGCTTCTCTTGTTGAGACCCGCTATTTGCAACATAATGACAGCTTGGATCATCAGTGATCGTATCTGCATTCAGCATCGTGATAGTAAAAGTATCTGCATCAGCTACAGTTATGCTATAATTACCAGATGTAGCTGTCCCACCTGTTCCTGTTTCAAAACAAATACCCACAACGTCACCTGTCGAAAGTCCGTGAGTAGTGTCTGTGACTGTGACGGTTGTACCTGATTGACCATAAGTGCCGGATACAGGAGCGGTGTCTGTGTCGTATACAGTTAACTTACCAGCGCTTGCTGTTCCTACAAGTGAGAACTCTTTAAGCCTATGAGGACCAAGAACAGCAAAACCTGATTCACGACGACTGACCTGATAAATCTGAGATAAGCTGTTCATCTATCAATCCTTTTTCTTTGTAGAACGACGCTTTTTCACAGGCTTTTCTTCTCACGCCTCCTTTACATCAGGCGTAGAAGGATCACCTGCTTTAAGTGTACCGTCTGAGTTTCGTGCGCGAACCCTCTTTCGAGGGTTCATCATGTGTAGCTTACCCATGCGTCACCTATGAAACGGCTGCACTAAAGGGAGTTGCTTCTGTTCCTGTCGCTGCCTGATTGATAAGAACACGAAACTTACCAGATGCAACATCTTGAAGCTCAATTTGCCCACCTAGAATACCACCAGTCGTAGAGCCATCTAGCGTAATTGTGTCTGAGTCCGCTGCTGTTTCAAAGATAGATGCTGTAGCATCGCTATCGTTTGCAACCACTGCAACGCCGGACATTGTGTCGTCCGCGCTTGCAACTTGGATGATGTAATCGTTTGAAGTCACAGTTGTTTGAACAAAGAAACGATATGTATTTCCAGTTCCTGTTGCCGCCGGAAGAGTTACGGTAGCACCTGAAGCAATGTTTAAGTTCATTGTGCGACCAGCATGTGACGCTGCCGTCAAAGTAACGTCTGCTGCCACAGCAACAAGAGAATCTGATCCGCTAATAAAGCCAGCAGTAGATGTCACTGGGCCTGAGAATGTAGTTGAAGCCATATTAATACCCCTTGCACAAGGTTTCGCCTAGCAGTCTGTGCAACGTCAGGTGGGGCGGAATCCTGTCTGCAAGGCTAATGTTGCCCCAAACGCAGAATAGCATACTCCAGAAAAAAAGAAAGGGCTGCGTTAACAGCCCCTTCCAAAAGTTCAATTGAACTAATTAGGCACCCGGAGAACCGTAGATACCTAGTGGATCAGACACGCCGAATGAGTAACGCTCACGCGCTTTGTAGCGCACGTTACCTGTATCAAAGTCACCATCCATAGATGTCTGCATTGCAGTACGCACAAAGTGCTTCATGCCATTTGGAACATCTGTAGTGATGAAGAAGGCATCTGTGTCAGTTAGGT